AGGCTATCAGGCAACGGCAAATAATGGAGAAATACAAAAACATTCAATAATAAAAAACAGAACAAAATGACAGTCAGAAACATTGAACAAATCGAAGGCACGGAACGCGACGTGCAATGCCCAAAAGGCGGTTTTCGCTCACTGCGTGTACTCTTAGCAAAGGACGGAATGGGGTTTTCCGTTCACAAAACTTTAATCCCGAAAGGCGAACCTCAACATTGGCACTACAAGCAGCATTTGGAGGCTTGCTATTGCATCCAGGGTATGGGTGAGTTAACCAACCTAACGACAGGTGAGCGGTTTAACATTGTGCCAGACACGATTTACGTGCTTGATAATCACGATGACCACACATTCCAGGCATTTAATGACGTGGTGCTTATCTCTATTTTTAACCCGCCTGTAACCGGACAAGAAGTACACAATTCGGACGGCTCATACTCCATAGAAAATGACTGAAATACAAATTACAGCAAAGAAATTGGCCGACCTTATATCACAGGTTGATGGGGTTGACGAAAAGATCGACCTACTGAATCAGGTTCGGCAAGCACTACACGAGATAAGCCCACTTAAACACCATCCGGTGGACTGTGTTTTTTGGGTAAAATCTGAACAGGTGGAAGCAAATGAATACAACCCAAATGCGGTCGCCCCTCCAGAGTGGACTATGCTTAACCAATCTATTGTTCAGGATGGTTACACAATGTCGATTGTCGCTAACAGAGAGGGCGACGGAATTAAAATTGTAGACGGATTTCACCGCCGATTGGTTGAGCGTACAAACCCGGAAGTATCTGCTTCTACTTTCGGCAGGGTTCCAATTACTCAAATCAGACAGGACGTTACGGGAAAGGAAAACCGCATGGCATCAACGATTTTACACAATCGTGCACGTGGATCGCATAACATCGAACGTATGTCAATCATTGTTGCCGAATTGGTGGAGATGGGAAAAGGTGATGCGTGGATTTGCAAACACATTGGCATGTCGGCGGATGAACTTTTAAGGATGAAGCAAATAACCGGCCTTGCTTCACTTTTCCAAAACCACTCATTTTCTAAGAGTTGGGAGGTTGAGGGACATGAAGTAGAAGAAATGGAGTTTGAGGATGAAGGTTAGACAGGTGTGGGTTCGATATGACCTTTGGGAGGACTACCTAAACGGAATGTGGAGAAAGGCCACGCCTGAAGAACAGAAAACATTGCTGCCAATTGCCGTTGATTTCACTGGAAATGTAGAATTGTACGGTGCAGCAATGAAAGAAGTTATTATGGCGTGGCCTAATACCATGCTAAATTCGCTCACAAATCCATCATTGAATAAACGTGCGTTTTTGGGGCATTGCGCTTGCTGCTACAAAATTCAAGTGCCGGAATCCGTAACAAGGGCCGCTTGGTGGATGCTGACAGAACAGCAAAGGGCTTTAGCAGACGAAGCGGCGCAAATAGTAATAGACAGTTGGCAGATAGCATATCTCAATAAGTTTCAACTTAAAATACCTTTTCCTAATGAAACGTGAAATACAGGATTATTTGATTACTTGGGAAAAGAGATGCTACCCGAAAGGAATACCGGATGATGCTCCAAAAGAGATTTTTGATAAAGTACCGTCATATAAGGCAATCGCTCTTTGCATTTTAAAAAACGATCTCAAAATCATAGGAGTTGAGCAAAAGCCGTGTCTTGCATATATTGCGCTTAAAAGAATTGAAATTTCAAATAGACCGCAAACACAGGTTGACCAACAGTTGAAGATTGATTTTAAACCCTCAACATCCGGCATTGCCCCCGGATTCCCCATAAGTTAACGAAGCCGCGCCGGGCAATGATGAGGCGCGGCGGTAACGTCAAACACAAATAACCTACCTTTGCCCCGAACGTTACAATATTAAGTTACATGCCAGCGAAAGTACAAGACGTTGATTTGAGGTTGAATTTAGTTGCCGACCTCTACCTGAAAGGCAACAGTTTCCGCTCAATATCCGGGGTGCTGAAAGAGAAGCACGGAGTGAGTGCAACGCACCAAACCGTGTTCCGGGATGTTAAGGCGCTACGCGAACAATGGAAGGTAGAGCGGATGGAGGCATACGAAACGAGCCTTGCTACTGAACTGGAAAAACTGGACAAGGTGGAGGTTGCGGCATGGGATGGATGGGAAAGAAGTTTGAAGGAAGGGAACAAGCGCACCAAAGCCAAAGGGGATGCGATTCTTGAAATCAGCACATACGAAGCAGACGGAGCGGGAGACCCGCGATTCCTGGCAATCATTACAAAAGTCAGTGAGCAGCGAAGCCGGTTGTTAGGACTATTCCAGAAAGAAGAAAAGAATCCAAACGATGCCGCTGTACCAACCGGCCAACTACCCGCAACCTTTACCGAAACCCCTACGTTCGTTGTCGTTGGCGGTACAATGGATATGATCGAGAGCGAAGACGATTTACCCGATGATTCAGACGATTAAAACATGGGAGACAGCGCACGAATAATAGGCACAGGAGTAACGCAGGTCTTTGACTGGAACATGAAGTCAACCAAGCGTTACACGATCAATCCAGGCGGCACGTCGTCATCCAAAACGGTATCCATCCTGCAAGTGCTTATCATGCTTGCAAGGGAGTTTAAGCCGGGGGCAAAGAACAACGTCGTTACCGTGACTGCTGAAAGCCTTCCTGCATTGAAAGCCGGGGCAATACGGGACTTTGAAGAGATCATTGCAAAGCCGCCATTTTCAGGGTACATCAAACGGTACACAGTAAGCCCGCACAAAGCAATCTTGCACAACGGAGCGGCAATTGAATTTCGGGCGTTCAAAGACGTGAAAACGGCGCACCACGGCAAGCGGCGTATCCTGTTTATCAATGAGGCGAACAACATGAACTACGCCGTGTGCAGGCAGTTAATGATGCGTTCCCGGCGCATCTTCATGGACTTCAACCCAACGTCTGAATTTTGGGCGCATCAAAAGTTTCAGGGCCACCCGGAAGCGCAATGGATTTACTCGACCTACAAACACAACGCCTTCACCCCAAAGGAAACTATTGCCGAAATACTGGCACTGAAACACGAAAGCCCGGAACTATACCGGGTGTATGGTCTTGGAAAGAAAGGCAATTTCAGAGGGCAGATATTCACCGGCGTTCAGATCATTCCCTCACTGCCAGTTCATTTGAAAGATCGGGTTTACGGACTGGATTTGGGCTTTGTGAACTCCCGTACGGCTTTGGTTGAGATGGGGCAAAGTGACGGGTTTATGTGCGTTCGGGAGCGGATATACGAGCGCCGGTTAACCATACCCGACCTGATTAACCGCATGGATGAACTTAAGATCAGTCGATCCGTTCCGATAATGATCGACAACTCAAACCCGCAGGCGATTGAGGAAATAAGGCGGGCCGGTTACAATGCACTGGCATGTAGAAAGGGAGACGTTGCCAAACAGGTACAGCAAATGTTAGGGTACAAATGGAGAGTAACGGAGGATTCGGTGAACCTTATTAAGGAAACCCGTAACTATATGTATTCGGTGGATAAAGCAACGGGAGAGTTTACAAACGTTCCGGTAAAGGCGTGGGATGATTGCCTCGACGCGACACGGTACGGGTTCAATGAGATTGTGAACGGCGAAACCCTCCCGCAATTCATGTGACAAATTTATTTTCGTTAACCTATTGCGCAATATTGATTAAGTGTTTATCTTTGTCCTATCATTCACGAAAAAGAAAAGGAAGATCATGGATTTTCAGGCTATTGCACAAAGGACAGTAAATGCAGAAAACAACTTTATTGAAAACGTGATTTCAATTTCTGGATGCACAAAAATTGAAGCAGAAAAAGTGTTATCTGTTTATCGAAAATTTAAAATTGTAAAAATGGACGCCGTTGTTGGCGTTATTTCAGTTAAGCACGGCGCTTTCTTGGATGCCGACGCAATTAAAAATGCTATCAATTTTTAGGAAACTCATTATGCAATTATTCACTTTCCAACACACCGCCGAACTCGAATTTTCTTTCGATCAACTCATAGAGATTGAACTCACAGTAACCGCCGAATACACACCCGCTTCCCGTGGATCACGCGGTGCGTATGGTGAACAGGAAGAACCGGATGAGCCTGCGACGATTGAAATCCTGTCCATCGTGGATAAGGCAGGAAACGAATACCCGGAAAGCGATGTGCCGGGGGTTATGGAAGCGGCAAACGATTGGATTGAAGATAATCCGCACGAAATCCTTCCTTCATACA